TTGAAGAATAGACTCCAGCGCGTCCACAGCGAAAACCACATACCACCGCGTTTACTCTGATGACTCCACAGGAAAAAGAAATCACACTTCACATACAACTAGAAAACATATGTGATTTGCTTAATGGCACTTTGACACATAAGACTTGTGTCAATAGTCGTGGTGAAGAGTCAAAACAATATGTTATCACCTACACTGAGAATGACTGAAGAAGAAAACGTAATCATTAAAGAGATTGATGATAATTTCATTGCAATTTCTAATTCAATGAAAGATATTGATTCTGCACTAGATGCGGTCAATAAATGTATTATTCAATTAAATGAAAGGGTTACTAAACTAGAAGAGCATATTGTTACTATTCCAACACCCGATAAGATCTTATATAAACCCGTAGGGCACGAAGATTACTTAAATATTAAGGAAAACTTAGATAATATTTACGAGCAACTTAGGAGATTAGATAATGCCAAGTAGATATTCACAAGACGGTAAAAGGCAAAATGGTTGCTATACCGATGGAAACGTATGTGATGATTTCTTCTTTGGACGTTTTGGTGGAAGTCGTAATGCTAATGGTCATTGCGATAGTCATACACCACCTGCATCACCTCAAACTCCTGCAAATATAGTTGATGTCCAGATCTATCCACCTATTTCGCAACCAACAGGTTTAGACAAACAACCTGTTGATAGAGTGATGTACAATAGTACTATTGCATCACCATATCCCCCTGCATATGAAGGTGGTGTTGATTATTCATCACCTATGGGTGGCGATGGTGTGCAATCGAATGATTGTGGTAAATTAGTCAAAGATCTTGGTTGTGATGCAGGTGCAATCTTTGATTACACTCCTACTGCATTATCTTTTCAACCTATGGATAGTGATACTTGGTTTGGATATCTATATGATATTGGCGACAATTGTGGACACCAAGGCACACCTTGCTATCATATCACTCGTGAGACCGAAACTAGGAATCCTGGAACTGGTACTACCCCAAGTCCTGATAGTCCTGGTCCTGTATCTTCAAAGGCTGGATGTGAAGAGTGTCCTGGATTTACTTGCACTCCATTGAGGACAGAGATTTCTTACACTTACAATGGTCCTGATGAGACAACTGATCCAGATTGCCCATATCCCTTGATCTTTGGTATAGGTACTAGTAGTAATAAAGTAGTCATTTCATATGATTCTCTATCAACCACCATTCCTAATGGTGTAACATCAATTGCTCTTCAATATGGTGGAGTTTCGACTGCTGCTTGGGATAGTGTTAATCTTGGTGCAGATGCTGTTGAAACATCACAAAATCCTTGGCAAGAGGGTGAAGAAACATTTACAACCTTCCAAGTTTATGAAGGTAACCTTTTTATCGATCAAAATGCTAGTGGACTAGCAGTCAAGGCTCGTATTACACCATTATTGGATACTACAAACGATCCTGCAGTCATTGTAGGCACTAAATGGGAGTTGTTGGAAGTCATTTCACAGGGTCAGGGGTATTCTGTTGGAGATAATTACACCTTAGAATACGTACATACACATCCAAGTGGTGATACTTCTACGTTTACTATTGATCTTATTGTTACTGGCATTGGTCCTATCAGTCAGATTGGATCAGCAGCGCAGTTTGATACGTTATTACCTGGTGATAATCTCAATGGACACCTAGTACTCCGCGTTGTGCATGGTGATATGGAAAATTTTCCCTATCATATCGTGTATGTTGACCGATCTGGCGCGGATTTTGTAGCAGATACGCAATATACCTCCGATAGAAACCATGTTGTCACTGCTCATGCGGGATTTGGGATTCTTAATAGAGCATATTACGGCGGATATTTTGAATTTTTTGATAAATCTATTCAATATACTACGCATAACGTTGATCCAAAGGCACCTGATGTGTGGTCCACAGTCATACAACCTGATGTTGAGGTACTTTTAACCAATGGACAGGTCTCTGGTGCCATTATTCACGATGGTGGATCTGGTTGGGACACGGTAAAGGATCCATATTTGCAAATTACTGATCCAAATAACCCTAGTGGTAAAGCTGCTAAGGTTGAAGGTGTCTTTTCGGGCGGAAAATTAGTCGGAGTTGACGTTAGAAAACCTGGATCTGGATATAGTATGGAAACATACCTTGATACTCCGTTTGATCCCAACGCAGAATACACCGATGTGGCAGAATTTAACGCAGGAGGAGTGCAACTTTTGGCAGGACCCCCAAAAATTTGGGTTAGAGGGTATGATCCTACTATAACTTTCCGTGAATTTGATGGAATTCCTGAAGAAGAGGATAATTATAAAAATTTAACGAAAGGTTGGGAAAAAGCAGGGGGATTTGATAGTTTTTTTGAGGCAAGACGTGGTGAGCCCGTAGATCCTGCCGCTTTACAAGCGTATTATGACCTAACACCAGAAGAAAGATTGGAAGTTGACCATCCTTTTGAGCCAGGTAATCTCGCTCAATCGATCGGACACCGTGAAAGTAATCTTCAACCTACTGATAGGACAATTCCAACACCAAATACCGAAGTCCAAGCAGATACTTCTGTTGATAGACTTATTGAATTGCCACAAAGAAGGTTTTCAAGGGAAGCTGTAGAAACTGCTAGAGATAATACTGTGGAATTAGATAGAAATTTTAGAAATATTAGATCTCAAGATCACGATCGTGGTCAACTTGAGCAGTGGAAACAAACCCAGAAAGAAACTTATAGGACACATAACCAAACTGTTGATCAGCAGTATGATATCTTAATTCAAGAGAATGTTCCTGACAGTATTAACTATAAGGAAAGGTCTGTAACTACTACGCAACGTAGATTTTTAGACATGCCTAAAGCATCTGCGGGCACCAAATACTATGTTAAGCAGTATAGAGCGGATCCTAGGACTGATGTTTATTTTACTGTGACGTTAACTTGCACTCCTAATGAAAATGGATGTGGTCACATCCCATGTGCAGGTCCAGCAAAACCTGCAGATTTTACTATTCAAACTCAAACTGTTGATTATGAATATACATATGGTGGAGGCAATACTGTTGGCGTCCAAGGTCCTGGTTGCCAAACATGGGCTGCTACGGGTCAACAACAAATTCGTCACCATATGACTAAATCCACAAATACATATGCCGCTGCAGTTGCTGCATATGGCAATCCATTTGACTTATAGTAAAGGAGTAAGTATAATTGGCAGGTCTATCAATAGCAGTTTTTGCAGGCAGTTGTAGTGGGCATGGAAGATGCATTCCAGCAAACGTCCATGCTTATGTTGGATGTGAAGGTACATGCCAAACCGCACCCAAAAAATCTATTGCGGCAATGGATGCTACTAACATTTGGCCACCTTTTGCACAACGACCTCTTGCTGGAAAACCTTTGGTAAGCAACGTTATTATCAATACGAGTTTGTTTCCCATTGTTAACCAAGAATTTCTAACTAATCATCCCCCAACATGCACTAATCTTGTCGTCAGAGGCGGTTGTAAGGATCCTCCATCCCCATTACCTTGTCCTACACAAGAATTGTGTGTAGAAGATATTGCAGGCGGTGGAGCACATGTTAGAAGAGCAACCGCAACAAGTAAGACAGTGTTTATTAACGGAATGTTAGCTTGCAGAGTTGGAGACCCTTTAGGTCCACCTTGCTTGTCACTTATTGCTACAGGATCACCAAACGTTTTTATCGGAGCTTAATTATGGCACTTTATGGAAAAACCATGACTCATTTCTCTTCCCCTCCCAAGAGGACTCGACAGGGAAAGAGTAGTAATACAAAACTATCCGCCACTTCTCGTAATGGACGCAAAAAAGCGTATCGAGGTCAAGGTAAATAGTTTCTTAGACGCTTCGGCGTCTTTTTTATTGGAAGTCGATAAATAATATAGTTAATTAAATAGATCTTCTCCAGGATGGCACTTAAGGCGATAACAAGTAGTGATTTAAAAAGGTCTAGAGCTTTTAAGGACATCAATATGGGTTTCCTTAAAAATCCTTTTACGAAGGATATTTCGTCTGTTAATAATGAAGAATCAATTAAACAATCAATAAAAAATATTGTTTTAACAGCACCTGGAGAAAAATTATTCAATCCTAAGTTTGGATCCAATGTCTATAATATGCTTTTTGAGCCTATGGATCCTTTTATGATCGACACTTTACAAATTGAAATTCTAAATACGATTAGAAATTATGAGCAACGAGTTGAAGTAACAAGTCTTAGATGTATTCCTGATTACGATTTTAATTCCGTTACTGTAAGTTTAGACTATAGAATTATTGGATTACCAATTACTGAAACTATCCAGTTTGTATTAAAGAGACCTTCCTAATGCTACCAAATAACTTAACAGCACTAGATTTTGAAGATATTAAATCTTCGATCAAAACATATCTAAGAACTAGAGATGAATTTTTAGATTATGATTTTGAGGGATCGGGATTATCCTATCTTATTGATGTACTAGCATATAATTCATATTATTCTGCATTCATTGCAAATATGTCAATGAATGAAGCGTTTTTGGCATCTGCAACAGTAAGAGACAACATTGTTGCTAATGCCAAACTCTTAAGTTATACTCCAAGGTCTATTGTTGCTTCAAAGGCATGTTTCTACCTTAAGGTACAAACAGTGCAGACTGCAGATTCGTATCCCAATAACATTACTCTACAAAAGGGTCCTGTTGCTACTGGTGGTAATAATATTTGGAATGTTTTATCTCCTGTTACCGTGGAAGTTGATCAAACCACAGGTGAGGCAATTTTTCCTGCAGTTACTGTTGAGCAAGGCACGATTATTACATTTTCGTATTTGGTTGATACGTTTGCTAAGCAGAGATATTTTATCCCGACCGAAAATGCAGATATGGAAACACTATCTGTATCTGTAAGACCAAACGAAAGTAGCACTACTCAAGATACTTACAATTTGGTAACTAATATTACTCAAGTTAAAAGCACAGATAGAGTTTATTTCCTTTCAGAAACTGAAGATAAGCGTTATGAAGTAACTTTTGGTGATGGTGTCATTGGTAGAAAATTAGTTGATGGTGAAGTTATTGATCTTGAGTATCTAGTAACTGACGGTGCTAAAGCAAATGATGTAAATGTCTTTACTTTTATCGGTAAGTTTATCGATAGTAATGGACAATCATATGCCCCAAGTGCAGCAAAACTTACTGTTAAGGAAAAATCTCAATTTGGGTCTGATGCTGAAACTGTTGAGTCGATTAAATTTAATGCTCCCAGATATTATGCTGCACAAAATAGAGCAGTTACTACTCAAGACTATGAAACAATTGTAAAACGTTTATATTCAAATGCAAAGGTTGTTGCTGCTTATGGTGGTGATGAATTAAATCCACCCATTTACGGAAAGGTATATATTGCAATTAAAACTAAAACTGGATCATCTTTGAATGATGCAACAAAATCATCACTCAAATCTCAATTGAGACAATATGCAATGGCATCCATTGATCCTATTATTGTGGATACAAATACTTTATACGTTTATCCTAAGATTTTTGCTGCATACGATCCATCTACTCCATCTAGAGATGTGTCTAAGATGACAACTAATATTCAGGATGCGGTTAATCAATGGGCACAACAATCAGAAATTAATAACTTTAATAATAACTTTAGTTTATCTAAATTTCAAAAAGCAGTTACATCTGCTGATTCAAATATTGCTGATACATCGACCCAAATTTCTTTGGTGCAATATGTAAAAGCAACAGGCAATCAATCTAATACCTATTGTATTTCAACAGGATCACCTATTTTAGATAGTGCTCCAAACTTAACACTTGGAGACGGAGATGATGGGATTGATGTAACTATTACAACCATTACTAATGAGGCATGTAAAAAAGAACCTGTAATTAGATCGGGTAAATTTAGACTTGCAGATAGACCAGGAATCGATCAATATTTTGAAGACGATGGTTTTGGTAATTTGGTAGTATATTATATTAGTGGTAATAGAAAGGTTATTACTAATCCTAAAGGAGGCACAGTAAACTATACTACAGGTCAGATTTGCTTTGGTCCTGTTAATATTGTTGGATCTGGTCCTACTGCTCCAGATATAGGTGAAGATGGAGGCATTGATGAAACAAATACTCCAATCACAGGCACTCCTTTCGAGATTGCGGTACAAACAATTCCCTCAAACCCATCAATTATCTACACTCCTGATCCAGGATCAATCATTGAAATCGTAGTACCTACCATATCTGTTACACCTTTAGGATTTAACTTACCTCCTTCAGTCCCGCTAAATAGTTTGACGCCAGAGGTATTTGAAGCGACACCACCAGTGATCGAAATTACACCTATCTCAAATAACGGCAACCTTGCAGACATCTCCTGTTTTTAAGAAATAAATGACGACGACTAATAAGGTTTCTTCGGTAGTAGGCAAACAGCTTCCCCAGTTTGTAGAGGACTCTAATCCTCTGTTTGGAAAGTTTCTTGAGTATTATTACAAATCCCAAGAAAAAACAGGATACGGACAAAATATTCTGAATGATTTTCTTCGATATCTGAATATCGATGAATTGAATGTTAGTATTCTTGCAGGTAGCACAAAAATTGTTGAGTCTATTGGATCTCTTGATACTGAGATTATTGTTGAAAACGTTGATAAGTTTTTAGAAAAAAATGGAAGCATTTTAATTAATGATGAAGTAATTTTTTATGAAAAAGCGATTTCTTCTCCCAGTATCGCATTAAGTCCTGGTATTTCTTATAATCAAGTAAAAGTAAAGTGGACAACGCTTCAAAATTTAATTAATGACTTTGATGGTAGCACTACGAGGTTTCCTTTATTATCTCAACAAAGTCCTGTACTCCCACTGTCGGCACAACACCTTATTGTTGAGCTTTATGGTAAAATTTTAATTCCTGGTGTTGATTTCTTTGTAGAATCTAGCAATATTGTATTCCAAGTAGCACCTAGACCTAAATCTACATCTGACGATTCTGGAAATACTTCCATTACCTTCTTGGAAGGTTTTTCTGAAAATGAAATTTTAGTGCTGGATGATGTCTCTACTTCATTTGGCGATAATCGCACCACTTTTAACATCACTAGAAATGGAGATTCGTATCAACCTGTAGTTGATGAATATATCATTGCAATTTATGATGGTCAAATTTTAACACCAAAGACTGATTTTACGTTTGACTCATCAACAATTACATTTAACTTTATTCCCCTAATTGGAAGACAGTTATCACTATTTTCTATTGAAGCACCTATTCCTTCCTTTGGATCGGGCGGAGTTGGATTTGCTAGAGTGAATGATGCAGGTGAGTTAACATCTATTGTTATTGATCAAACTGGATCTGATTATAGATCCGAATATCCACCTAAAGTTAGTATTAAATCGAGCACAGGATCTAATGCTTCTGCTATCCCTCTGATCAACGGTATTAAAAATACTCAACTATTGAATGGTGGTAAAGGGTATAGTCAATCAAACCCCCCAACAGTTGTTATTGAGACCCCAACAAAAATTGATGGCACTGTAGCAAAAATTGAAGCTACTGTTGGTGTAGATGGCAATGTTACTGAATTGACTGTTATTGATTCTGGTAACGGTTATACGTTTGTACCTAGAGTAACTTTTAAACAACCTGGTGGTGCCAAACTAGCTCCACCCACCATGTCTAATGGATCTATTAGTGGGACTATCCAAATTGTTGATTCTGGACAAGGATATACTACAGCACCAGTAGTATATGTTGATCAACCAACGGGTGATAACCCTATTACAGCGTCTTTAAGGGCAGTTGTAAACTCTTCTGGTGAGATTAGTGAAATTGAAGTCTTAAACGCAGGACAGGGTTACACAGTCACTCCCAGAATTGCAATTATTGATCCTGTAGGAGCACAAGTTTTAGAAACTAAAGTTGATGCTGATGGTAGAGTTGTTGATATTGAGTTATTGAGCGGAGGCAGTGGGTATGATGATGTACCTTCTGTCTACATTGTAGATGATAGAATTAATGATGTAGGTGTATCTATTGGCGGCACTGGTGCCAAAGCTTCTGCTGCTATTTTCAACGGTCAAATTACCGATATTAATATTACTAATTTTGGTAGTGGTTATAGTCAACAAAATCCACCCAAAATCGTAATTCAATCACCTCCAAATGCTACTGCTTCTGTTGAGATTGGATTGGGTGAAGTTACTGGTTTTGAAGTAATTAGTAGAGGTCAGGGTTACAGTAAATGTAAGTTTACTGGATGTGCCAGAGCTGCTAGTGGTATTACTGGATATACTACTGCAGGAGAAGTCCAGTTTTCTGGTGAGACTCTAGCATCTTCTCATGACAAGGGTGATTCTATTAAGTGTTTAGACGCTTTATTTGTAAAGAGACTTTTAGATAAGTATACTGAATTATATCTACCTGATATTCCAGCGTTGGATTATGAAAATATTGATGTAAGAACTGCGATTAAAAATATTAAGACTTTCTATTCAACAAAGGGAACGTCGTTTGGTATTTCATATCTCTTTAAACTTCTTTATGGTGAAGATGTATCTATCTCATATCCTAAAGATCAGATTATTAAACCGTCTTCTGCTACTTGGTCGGTAAACACAATTTTACGAGCAACTTTAGCGAGTGGTGATCCTACAAACATTAAAGATGCGTTAGTACAGCAATTTGCAGATATTGCTGACACTAATGTGAGGGACGCTAGTGCTCTAGTAGAAAATTATATTTCTATTAAAACTTCTGATGTTGAGATTTTTGAATTAGTTTTATCGGAGGAAACCATCTCAGGTCAATTCGTTGTTCCTTATAAAACTAAATTAGTTGAAGGTTTGTCTGATACTTCTGATGTTATTACAGTTGACTCTACTATTGGTTGGCCAGAAAGAAATGGTGAATTTATTATTGAGGGTCAAGAAGTTATTAGATATAAAGAAAAATCTTTAAACCAGTTTATCGAATGTACTAGAGGTTCCAATAACACAATTGCTCAAGTTTGGGATGCTGCTAGTGAAGTTAAATCCAACTTCCAGATTTTCTTAAATAAGGACACTCTCAATGAAGTTGTAATGAATATTGTTGGTATCGTTGATGCTCAACAAACAACTTTATCTGATACGGGATCTTATTATCTTCCAGGGGATAAATTAACAGTTTCTAAACTAGGTGGCACTACACAAGCACCACAACTTACTGATTGGTTATATAACGTTAAAAAATTAATTGAAATTGATAATATTACTTTTGGTGGTCTTAATGATCAATCTGCAACAGTAACGTGTGATGCTCCACATGGTTTATTGGTTGGAGATCAAGTTACTGTCTATGGTGCTAACCCAATCATCTATAATGGCACTTTTGAAGTTTCATCTAGAGATTCAAGTACTGTATTCCAGTATATCTTACCTCAACCTGCCCAGGTAGATCCTCAAGGCAATATTTTGATCTCTGTTGACTTGAATAAAGGTAAGTCAACCGATACTGCTATCGAGGGTATTATTTCTCTCTACACCACAAACGTACAAAATACATTCTTTAATGATCAGTATGTTTATGTTGCTTCTACAGGCATTCCCAACTATAATATTGGTCCTTTTACTGGATCTGCACTTCTTCCTGGAAACCAAAGAAAATTAAATCGTTTCCCATTAGTAACTCAAACAATTTCTACAAAAACTGACGTTGCTTCTGGACCTATTGGTACTTGGATTAATGGTGTCTCTGCTTGGTCATATAAGTCAACTGAGAAAAAGACTTTTGGTGCTTTAACTAGTATTAATATTACTAATACAGGAAATAATTATGATGCTGAAAGACCTCCTGTAATTACAGTCTCTGGCGGTGGTGGATCAGGTGCTGAAGCAGAAGTTGTAGTTGATGGATCACTTACTGAAATTGAAGTTACTAGTCCTGGATCGGGATATACTTCATCTCCTCTAGTTTCTATCGTTGGTGGTGGTGGATCAGGTGCTTCTGCTACTGCTATCGTTACTAAGGGAGTCGTATCTAGAATTCTTGTAAACAATGGTGGACAAGGATATACTTCTAAACCTTCTATTACAATCGTCGGTGGTGGCGGCACTGGAGCACAAGGTAATGCTTCGGTAAGAGGTCCAGTTAAGAGTGTAACTATCGTCGATGGTGGTAGTAGTTATACTTCAAAACCAGATATTACTCTAAGTTCTGGTGTAGGTGCTGTTGCTCAAGCAATTGTATCTAATGGTAGAATTATTTCTATCGCCATTATTTCTGGTGGTATTGGATATACTACTGCACCAGAAGTGACTATTTCTGGAGATGGTTTTGGTGCAGTAGCAAAGGCAAATATTGATTTGGATGGAGAAAATGCTGGTAAAGTTACTAGTATTGAAATCTTAAACAGGGGTATTGGATATACTCAAGGACTAACTCAAATTGGATTAACTTCAGTTGGATCTGATGCTACTTTTGATGCTCAAGTATTTGAGTGGACTTACAACCTTGAGACAATTTCCAATAAAGATGGTGCAAAAGGATTTATTTTTGAAGGAATTAATAATCAATATGGTGGCGAATATGCACACGTCTCTAATCCACAAAGATTAAGATATATTCTTGGTGATAATTTGATCTTGAATGCTCAGGACGAAATTGTTGAGCAGGAGACTCAATTAGAGCACTCACCTATCATTGGATGGGCTTTTGATGGCAATCCCATTTATGGTCCATATTCTTATGAAGATCCTACGGATCAAACTACAAATCTCATTAGAATGAGATCTTCATATGGATTAAAACCCAATCTTGTATTTGATGCTACTTCAAACCCCAATCCTTCTAGGATTGATGGACCTTTATTGGGCGTTGATCCTGCGGGTAGTTTTGTTGAAGATTTCCAATATAACTTTGGCACAGGTGATCTGGATCAATATAATGGTAGATTCTGCAAAACACCAGATTTCCCCGAAGGTAGATATTGCTATTTTGTAACTATTGATGCAACTGAAAGCGGAAACGCAGTATTCCCATATATTCTTGGTCCTAGTTATAATTCCATTGTTGATATGTGGAATTTGAGCATTAATGCCATTCAACAAAATATTCCTACAGGTGTTGTTAGATATAGAGATCCTTATGAAAATGTTGATATTGATGTTACTAGAATTCCCAATGCGTCTTCAAATGCATTAACCACTGAAGACGGAAGAATTCTACTCTTTGATCCTGAAGATGAAAACCGAGATGGTGTAATTGATCAATCCGAGATTGATGATCCTGAGCAACTTTTTGAAGAATCACCTTTACAACTTTATGATTATTTCCCTAAAGTTAAATTTGATTCTAAAGTTGATATTGAAGTTGAAACTATTGAAAAATTTGAAGATGCTTCTGTTAGTGGATTTATTGTAGAAAATCCAGGCAAAAACTATCAGGTTAATGATATCCTAGTATTTGATAATACTGATACTGATGGTGTTGGCATTTCGGCAAGAATTTCTAAGATTCAGGGAGAAACTGTTACTTCCTATGTTTATGAAACGGTAGAAAATATCAGTTATGGTATTTTAACAACCAGTGTCCCTCATAATATTGTAGCAGGAGACAGTATTTTTGTTGATTATTCTCCTATCATGGATAATACCAATAAAACTTATGTTGCTCGTCAATATAAGGGTGTTGAGGAGATTGTTGTTACTCAAAATGGTAGTGGATACAATGTAGATATTCCTCCTGTAATTACCATTGACGGTGATGGAGAAAATGCAGTTATCGAAGCTGAATTGACTTCAGTTGGAAGTATTTCTAAATTTAATATCGTCAATTCTGGACATGGATTTGTAAATAACCCCAGAATTATTTCTTCTCATCCTCAGGTATTCAAAAAGGCAAATTATTATGCCTCATTAATTTCAAATAATAGTTTTGTAAAAATTAATGATATTATTGTTTCTGAAACAAAGGAAGTTTATATCTGTGGTAAAACCTTAGATGCTCAGGGAGACACTGTAGGTTTTGTTAGTAAAATTTCTGCTCTTGGTATTAAAGAGTGGGAGAAGACTCTAGAATCTAACGCTCCTGCAGGTGCTACCACCTATATGGAATTTGAAAGAATGATTATAGATGGCAGTGACATCTATGTTGTTGGTCATAATCGTCCAAATCAAGCAATTTTGGATAGTTATAACCCTGATATCATTTTAGTAAAATATACAGAATCTACAGATGGTCTTGATGCGACATTATCCTTCCAAAAGGCATATTCTGGTATTTCTGGATCTTCCAGAGCAGATAACGTAACATCTTTAATTCAATTATCCGCAGATCGTTTCGTGATTGGTGGTTTTACAAATACAAACTCGTCAAACCCTCAGGATGCATTTGTTGCAATTTTAGATACAGCAGGCACATTTGTAATTAAGAGAAAATTTGCTACAAATAATGATTCTGAAAAGATTTTAGATCTAATTGAGAAGAATGGAAATCTTTATGTATTGATGGAGCTTTCTGATACTCTCGCAGATGGTGATAAGTCTCTTGTCTTTGGCAAATGTAACGTATCTACAACTCTTATTACGGTAGATTATCTTAAGAAAATTGAAAATACTGTATACTCCTTCATTGATGCTAATTTTGTAATTGATGAATATGATGAATTCTATATTAGCTCTACTTTAAGATTAAAGAGCGATGATTCTTCCCGAGATAGTATCTGGGTCGGTAAATTTGATTTAACTGGCGATTTAATTTGGAATTATAGATATGCTGCACCTTCTAGAGAAGTAACTCTTGTTAATAAGAGTGCAATTGATATTTTTGGTAATTTAAACCTTGCATATACCGAAAATAATATTACTACAGGTCAATCGGTAGCATCGTCACTAAAAATTAATTATAAAGGTGAAATTGTAAACCATACTACGAATAAATTCGTATCTTCTACTTCAACAGATAATAATATTGAAGGTATTTCTGCAAATGCCCTTGCTGTTGACAATTCTGGTGATGTTTATATCTTTGGTCAAACTTCTTGGAATACCAATGAATTTGTTTTAGAATTTGCAACTGATTTTACTGATAAAACACAACATTATACACCAACTGTTGTAGGAAATGATACTACTCAAGCATTAGTTGCTGCTGGAGATGGTATTGCCAAATTCTTCGCAAAAGATGTTGCCAATCCATCGAATTGGGAAAATGCTTATCTTAAATTTGTAGGATCCAATCTCGGCAATACATTTGCGAATGATTGGACCCTTGATTTCATGATTTACAAGGATGCAACCAATTCCGACACTCATTCTCAAACACAACATACTTTAGTTGCAATTGGAGATGCCACAGATGCTACTGGTGGTCTATGGTTGTATTATGATGATTCTTCTGGAAGACTTTCTTTAGTAGTTACTAATAATCAAACTGCAATCAATAATACTGGTAGTGCTCTTCAGTCTACACAAACTACTTTGTATGCAGATGATACTTGGCAATTTGTTTCTTTGACTAGAAACGCTGATGTCTATACTGTTTATGTAAATGGCGTACAAATTGCTTCAGGATCTATCTTAAACACTACTTTGGGTGGAAAGGATTTATATATTGGTAATATTCCTGGTAGAAATGGCACTACAGGCAACTTTAGGTCTAATGAGCAAGGTCAATTCTATCTTGATAATCTACGCTTAAGAAATAGAGCAGTTACTCCCACAGTGCCCTCAGATGTAACAGGTCTTCCCCCTACAGTTTCATTTGCACTAGCTTATGACTGGGTTGATGATAACTGGTTTGCTGATCACACTGCTAGATATGCGTATATTGATTATGTTGGTTTTGGTGTAAAAGTTGATAAAGATGCCGATTCGATTAGAATTGGAAATATTGGCGTGCAGGCAAATACTCAGATTGCATATGAGCGTGCAAGTGTAACACCAGTATCAGGAAACTCTCTTACAGTATCAGTTACCGAGTTTACTTTAGGTGCTAGTGGACTTCAATCTTTGGATTATAATGAGACAGCAACAACTCATACTACAGCTACTGGAGCATCAACCGTTGCTACTGATCTGTGGTCTTCTAGAAACGCAACTATTCCTGCACCTGGATCTCAAAAAGTCCAAGCTTCTGCGATTGTTAAGGATAGGTATTTCTTCAAACAAACAGATACAATCAAAATTGATAATGTCCAGAGACTTACATTAAACCAACCATTTAAGGTTACTGTTGGATCTAAACTGGTATTGAATGATGGCGCGTCTTTTGTTAACAGTGGTTATGTAACATCAGTTGATAATGATAATAAGTATGTATTTGTTGCTATTAACAATAATGAGTGGACCAATGATACTAATATCGGGGAGTTAAGCACCGAAAGATTTGATGAGCAATCTACTTACGGTGTAAGGGGACCTATCGTAAATGATGTTAATGAAATTGAAAATTATGAATTCTTAGATGTTACGGCATCAACTCCTGGCACGTTTAACATCGATTTGGCAGATTATGATGCTCCCTCAATTATCGGTGGGTCTAATAATCTAGATGAGTTTGGTAAATTTAAAGACTATGGTCCTAGCGTATTCTTAATTAAAATTGGTGAGACATCTGGCACAACCACATATATTCCTGGATCTGTAGTTGAAGTACCTTCAGCAAACATTACATTTAATACTGCTAAATCCACTATTCAGATTACAGGGTTGACTGGTGTAACTAAGATTAGTTTAACTACCAGTCTTAATAAAATTTTGAAAGTTACTTCTGTAGATAATAGTGATACTGTCTATGTAATTTCTAACAATTCTCACTATCTATCTCAGGGTGACATCATTTATGTTGATGGTAATCCAACCAATGAATATAACGGATCATTCAGGATTGATACAGTAATTAGTGTTAAAGAATTTACATACAAGTTAGCGGCTGCTGCTTCTACTTTACCAGCATCCTCTGCCTCAAGTGTTAGTATCTTTGCTAAGTCTCCAATCCTTAAGATGTATTATGGACATCAATACATTTTTGATGTCAGTCACTCCACAATGTTAAATACAAATCTTTCTTTCTCGAAAGATAGTTTGAATAAACTCCAATATTCTTTCAATACTATTGATAGAATTGGTACTCCTGGAGTAACTGGTGAGGGTCAACCAAGTCCCTCAGTTAAATTCAAATTAGATAAGAGTATTGTTACTAATATTTCATATTATTTTGATCCATCTAGAGTTGGTGAAGATTCTCCAGTATCTTCAAACAGTTTCTTAGATATTGTAGATTCTCCATACATTGGCACTTTTGTCATCGAATCTACTACTGGAGGGACAATTACTAGTGGTGATGATCAAATTAGATTTGCATTACCTTCAGAACCAGAAGGCAATGGAGAAATTATTAACACAACATATACTACCAGCTCTGAAAAAGCAGTTGGATCTATCGGAGACATTAGAATTGTTAATTCTGGTGGTTTCTATACAAAACTTCCCACTGTTGACAGAATTAATTCTAATAGAAAAATTGAAAGAGTCCAGATTAATGAGCCTGGCACAGAATATGCTGTTGGAGTATATTTAAGCGTCCCAATTCAAGGGGATGGTGAAGGTGGTTTTGTCCAGATTACTGTTGCAAATACTACAGATTCGGAAGGGATTGTTACTCCTGGTCAGATCACTGAAGTTAAAGTAACTTCTCCTGGAAAGGGATACACAACTGCATCAATTGATATTCAAGCAGTTGAAGGTATTTTAGGACCTGGTTTAACTGGATCTGGTGCAGATCTTGAAGTTGTGATTCCTCCGTTTGGCACTGGTGCATCTATCTTCACGAAAGGCACTAATATTGGTAAAATTAAAAAACTTACCAATAACAATTTTGGTTATGATTATCCACATGACTATACTTTACGACCTGAGATTACTTTCCCAATTAACGCACAGTTAATTAATACAAGTATACTACAAAGTATCACTATTACTAATCCTGGATCTGGTTACACTCAGGCACCTATTGTTACATTAACTGGTGGCGGTGGATCTGGTGCTGTTGCTGAAGCAACTATCAAAAATGGTCGTTTAGATACAATTGTTGTTAAAGATCCTGGAGCAGGTTATTCTACAGAACCTAATGTAGAATTAAAATCCTCCTTCAACTATGTTGTTAACTTAGACCTTGGATTACTTCAGTTTGCATTCCCCCATGGTATCGTAAACGGATCTGAAATTACCCTTAATGTTGTTGATGTTGGAGATGGTGCAGGGTATCCTGTAGCATCTGGTGCTATTGGCACACTCAATAATAATACGACATATTATGCCATTACTGGAGCTGCAAATTCTCTAGATGATGATCAAATGAAGATTGCTATTACTCAATCTAATGCCGATCTTGGTGATGCGATTTCGTTTATTAATGCTGGTGTTGGTCGTCAACAGGTATTAACTTCTTCCTTTGGTGGTGCTGCTACTGCAAATGTAGGAACTTCCGTATTCTTAGAAGGTGAGTTTATCTATCAAGGTGATTCTATTGAAAATGCAACTGCAACAGGATATGTTTCTGGTAACAATGGTTGGCAAGTTGGATCTAGAATTATCAAGATTGTTGATTATGATGGAGAATTTAATCTAGGTCAACAAATCACAGGCACCATTTCTAAATCTTCTGGTATCATTGGTGATCTTAAGATTGCTAAAGGTGTCTTAGAAATTGGACCTATTACAAAAACAACAGGTCAATTTGTTGATGATGTTGGTAAACCCTCAGAGATTATTCAAAGAATTCAGGATTCTTATTTCTATCAAGATTTCTCATATGCAATTAATTCTTCAGTATCTATTGAAGAATGGAAAAATACTGTTATCAAGAATGTCCACCCCGCATCTTTCAAAGTATTCGGACAATTAGAAATTCAAGATAATGCACAAATTGCAAACAAAGAAACTTTCTTTGAATTGACTAAATCTGTTGAATTGACTAGAGATGCAGTTGTTCCTAATATTCAAAGTTTTGCTCTAGCAGAGCCAATTTATCAAGACTTCAATAACACTGAAGTCCTGTTTAGACAGAAGAGATTGACTTCTTCTGAGAATATTTTGACATCTGTTGTCCAAAGACTAGATGATATTTCAGATTTATTCGATGGTGTAAGGACGCAATTCCCAATCACTGTTGATGGAGAGAATGTTATTGCAAACTCCAATCAGTTAATGATTGTATTGAATGGTGTTGTCCAAACACCTGAAGAGTCATTCCAAGTGTTAAATGACTCTATTGTGTTTGTCGAACCACCACAACCTGTTGCTAGTGTAAAATATGTTAGTGTTGGCATTGAGCAAATTCCAACAAAATTATTTACATTTACTAATTTTACTGGCATTTTCCCACCAGTTGGAAACTATATCAGTGGAGTCGCTTCAGGTGCAAGAGCTAGAGTTGTAGGTAGTGCTGGTGATACCGTCACTGCATATGTTACCGAAGGCACATTCAATCAAGGTGAATTGGTAACATCCAGTGCAACTGGATTCACTGCTAATCTATTATCTCTTACCGATATCGCAAACATCGGATTGTTTAGATATGGTGAAACCATTAGAAATATTGATGGTGATACTGCAAAAGTTGAAAGAATTAACCTAGCATCTGGTCAAGAAACTCCATTAGCACAGTTAAGATTCAATATTGGTGTTAACACAGCTACGTTTGATGTAGTTACCATTGATGCAAATGGAAATGAAATTGCAGTTGCTCCAGGTGTATTTGAAGCAAATAATCAATATCAAATCGCATCTGAAATTTTTACAGTAACTAGTGTTACTCAAAATGTCGGTTATACAACTCTTGCCGTAGATAGAGCACAACTTGGCACCACTTCAATTGGACATCTTTCAGGCACACCAATTTATGGTACTGATATTGAAGTAACAGATTCACTATTACTTAGTAAAACAACTGGTACTTATCAGTCAACTCCTGGTTTATTTGATATTCAATTAAATGACGTTATTATTGCAGCAGGATCTAATGTTGTAGCAAGAATTACTTCTACTTCTCCATATCAAGATCCTGTAACACAACAGTTTGTTGATACTGTTACTATCTCTGAAGGATCTTCTTTCTCAGGTCTTCTGTTTAACAGAATTACCTCACAGACTTATCCCAACGTTATTTTAGATAACCTCTCTCAATCTCAAGTTAATATTGTCAATTTTGATAATTATGAATCAAATACGGCATTTAACTCCAAATTCCCAGCGAATGAAATTATTAATAATTACATTGTCAAGTATATTAGTGCTACAGGAGCATTTACTGAAGGTGAGACTGTTAGAAACTATAAAGTTGACTATGGTAATGTCTATGGTCAATTTGCACAAAATGATCTAGCATTTGTTAGAAAACTATCCCTAACTGGAGAAGTTGGTGATGGATTCTTCTCTAGAGGTCAAGTTATTAGATCCGAAAATACTAAGGCAGAAGTCTTAGGTTACAATCGTGCCACAGATACTGTTTATCTGGGCAAAATGGGTAGATCTAAGCCTGGTGGACAAGATTACCATGCGGTTACATTTGCTGCTGGAACTCATATTAATTCTTACAATGAAAAGTTTGGCACAGGTTGTCTAGCACTTTCCCCTGGCACATCACCACACACATTTGTAAGCGGTGTTGCTGATGCAATTACTGCTGGTGGTGGAGCATCAGGACAATTTACTGCTGCAGCAGGCACAACATACAATCCATTTACTGGTGATATGGTAATTGAGATTGGATCTCATTCTTTGACTACCTCCAACACGGTAATTATTGCTGATGATGGTGTTGTATTTACTTGCGATCAAGATAACAATACTTCACAGAAAGCATATCCTCGTGCTACTGATCCTGCATCTGGATCTGCTCGTAATATCACTGCGGTTACTGGCACTACGATTACAGTTAATGTTGGTGCAGTGCCTATTGATGAATATGCGTCAATCGCAACCTCTACTGATTTTGGATTTGGCACTAGTGACTTCACTGTAGAATGCTGGATTAATCCAACTAGTGTTGCTGCTGGTGGTAAGGCAATCTTTGATTTTAGGACTGCTGCTACCGAATTATCTCCATATGTTTATCTTGATGGTGCAGTAGTCAAGTATTATGTAAATGGTGCTGATGTTATTACAGGAGCAACAAATCTAGTTGCTGGCACTTGGTATCATGTCGCCGTCTGCAAATCTGGTAGCACTACAAAACTATTCTTGAATGGAGTGCAGCAAGGTAGTGATTATAGTGATTCTAATAACTATGGAAGCACTAAACCAATTCGTATTGGTGCTGATTATAATGCCACTAGTGTATTTGCTGGTTATGTTGATGAGTTTAGAGTATCTACTTCTGCTCGTTATGCTTCAGCATTTAGTGCTCCTACTGGCATTAATCAGGGTGACTCCAATACCGTCCTCTTACTCCACTTCGATGGAGATAATTATCAAACCTGGACTGAAGATTGGTCTGGTGAGCAAAACTGGACTAATGGTCATGAATTCAATAATGACGCAATTCTCTCCACAAGTCGCGAGAATGCATCTGCCCCTGGTGGATTTGTTGGAAATAGTCATCGTTACCTAGATGCTGCAAATCTCATTAATGCTAATAAAGAATTCCTTGCAAAAGAAATTGAATATTTAATTCAACCAAATCTACCTACACAATTAAATACCACTAATCCCAGTTTCGTTATTAACTCTCCCGATTACAATACAAATGATTATTTCTCATATGCTTCTGCTCATGGAAATAATAAGTTTGTAATTGGATCTTATTTGGATGATGATCCTGCTGGAGCTGGTAATGAAAATGGATCTGTCTATGTCTTCTCTGACAGCGGACAATTTGAAACTAAATTACAAGCTTCTGATGCCGCTGCTGATGACCAATTCGGTTATTCTGTATCGGTGGGAAGTAATAAAATTGCTGTTGGAGCTCCTTCTGCTGATGTCTCTGGTGAGGCAGATGCAGGCGCTGTATATGTTTACGATTTAGACGGATCTAATGAGGCAAAAATCACTCCTTCTGATGTTGCTACTAAAAAGGGTGCTTCCTTCGGTCATACTGTTAAAATTGGATCTAGTAAAATTGTAGTTGGCGCTCCTATCATGGACTCCACTACAACTAACCCTGGCACTGTTTATGTTTATGATTTAAATGGCACAAATGAAGTTATTATCACTCCTAGTGATGGAGCAGCAAATGATAACTTTGGTTATTCTGTAGCAATAGATGAGCAAAACAATAAGATTATTGTTGGGTCTGTATTTGATGATGACAATGGAAATGCATCTGGATCAGTTTATGTTTATGATTTAAATGGCACAAATGAAGTCAAGATTACTGCTGGATCGTCAAATGGTGCAGCAGATGATAATTTCGGCACATCTGTTGATGCATATAATAACTTAATTGTTATTGGTGCTAAGGGTGATGGTCCTGGCGGATCCGCATATCTATATCAAAATAATGGCACTCTTCTTACTAAGATTACTGCTAGTGACGCTGCTGCTGGCGATGATTTTGGTGTCCAAGTTGCAGTTAACTCTACGGCAGTATTTGTTGCTGCAGGTGGCGCAGCTGAAAGAGGTATTGCTAATACAGGAGTAATCTACAAGTTTGATCGCGATGGCACTAATGAAGTAAAACTCACCGAAACTACCACAGCAACAGGTAGTCAACTTGGAATTGGCAATTTGTTTGCAAATGGCAATTATGTCATGGCAAGCTCTCGTGATTCTGTAAATGGTCAAGTTTATGCTGGTAGAGCATATATCTGGGCATATAATACCATCGCTGGTAATTACAACTATGCTCAGGAAGTTAGAGATACCATTGATAATTTAACTGCTGATTTGAATAATGGAAGTAATAGTCATGTTTGGGATTTTGCTGCTACTAGCGTAGATCGCACCTCAAACCCTGTTGCTCCACTTAGATTTGCAGGTGAAGAATCTCAACAAATTCAAACCTATCAGTATGTTAATTCATACGCACAAAATATTATTACCAATGTATTAGTCAATGTAACTGGCAGTCATGGTTTAACTCAGTTTACAGATGCGACAATTACAGATTCTTCCTACACGTCACTGACACAATACACTCCCACTGGTGCTACTTACGCTCCTTCAACTGGTCTTCTTGAGATAACGATTGGAAGTCATTCACTCACCACGTCTGATAGAATTTCTATTGCTACTGATGGTATTACATTCACTTGCACAATGGATAGTAATGCAACTAATCATTCATATCCTCGTGCAACTGATCCTGCTGCAAATGCAGTATTGCCAATTACCGCAGTTACTGGTACTACAATCACAGTTAATGTGGGTGTATCTCCTGTAGATCAACAATACGCGCATACTTATGTATCTTCCGCTACTAATGCGGTTACCGTCTTAAATTATACCTCTGCAGATTGTGCAGATGTTAAGACAACAATCGATAACTTGGTTTCAATCTTGGAAGATACTGTTACCAATTCGACAGCAAACACACCTGTTGATCACTTAGCAACAGTAACTAAGGTAACTCCAACATATGAGTATCTTGGTGCAGTTGTTGATGGATTTATTGAAGTGCCTATCACAGTCTCCCTAAATGACAGTGCTAATTCTTTATTGTATACTAATCAGATTGATACTGATGCTAGAAGTAGATTTAAAGATGCTGCAAACCTGATTCGTCTTAACAGGGGAGCAATCGTAGATAAAGCTGCATATGATCTTCTTGAAAGATATCCTGATCTGGGACAAGATATGCCTAGAAACGATGGTGGATCTACTGATGGCACATTAAGGTGTAAGACTGATATGGGTCTAATTTTAGACTCTCTTGCTCAAGATCTTGAAGATGGTGGTAATAAAAACGTTATTAGAGCGGGTAGATTCTACCTAGGAGTTAATGACGTATTGCTTCACATCAGACTTCAAGTCTGGCAGTCCGTATTTGCTCACCAACGTCTTGCACTATATGCAAAACAGGCAATTACTGGTGATTTAACTTCTGATAATACTGATAATGTAATTATTGGAGATTGGGGTATTACTAATGATGCGGTAGTTAATTTCACACCCACAGGAGCAACTTATGACGCTGCAACTGGTGTCATGGTTATCACTATTGGATCACATAGTCTTGCTTTAGGACGCCGTATTACAATTGCAGATAACTCATTAACATTTACTTGCTCTCAGGATGGTAATGGTAGCAACCA